GCCGCGCCAAACCTTCATCACTCGCGAGACGCGATAACCGGCTGGCGGCTCGAGGTCGTACTCGGACTGGTTGGCGATCAGCGTCACGGGGTCGAGGTCTTGCTGGAGCGCATTGCTGCGCGTGCAGAACTCGATGCAGGTGTCCTTGATGGCTTGGATGGCCACCGGCTCGGGGCAGCCCGCCACTTCGGGCATGACCCGGCTGAGAAATGCTTCGTATGCGGCCATGTCAGACTCCACCAACGGCGGTTGACGGGGTCGGTGCGACACCCTTGTTGTACAGCTTTGGATTGAAAGCCACGTCCTTCGACAGCTTCAGGCCCAGCAGCGCGTTGACGATCTGCAGGTAGCTCGACATCAACTGCGTGTTGTTGGCGTAGTCGGCGTCCTTGCCGTAGGCGCGGAACAGCACGTAGTTGACCAGCACCTCTTGGTAGATGTCTCGCACTGCCAGCGTGTCGGTGGTCGCAGTAACCTTCCCGGGGTTCCTCGAGTACAGCACTTCGACTCGAGCGCCAACCTTCGCGGGCGGGTACACCCAGAACGCGAGGTTCTCGCGGTTGTCGTAGACGTAGTGCTTGATCTCGAGCGACTGAGTGGCGGTGTGCCAGTCAGGATTGAACAGGTCGAGATCGCTCTGTTCGATGATTCGGATGGCGCGGCCCGGAGTGCCCTCGGCATCTTTCAGGTTGCGCTTCACGTCGAGCAAACGCAGCCCGTCGCTTGGGATGGTCTGCTTGGTGCCAGCGTCCAGAGCCTTGTTGGCTGTTGCGTTCACCTCGTCGGGGCGCACCAGCGCAATCAGGAGCTGCGCATCAGTGATCCACTGGAACAGCTCAGCGTTGGGCCAGCGAGTACCGGCGGCGTCATTCAGGACAATCCGCACTCGATCAATGATGTCGCTTGCCTGCATGCTGTTTCCTTACCAGAGGGTCTTGCGTGCCCAGTGATTCGCACTGAACACATCGTTCTTCGTCGGGTTGCCGTTCTTGTCTTTGATCCCGGCAGAGCGTGCGAGGTAGTTCTTGCGTCGCTCAGGATCGCGGTGCTGCGTGTAGTCCTCCATCCCTCGGAGGCCAAAGCGCACCAGCTTCACGTCGTCACCCTTCTTGGCCAGCACCATCTTCTTTTGCTTGGCGCCGTCAGGGGCGTCGACCGGCTTGTTGAAGCCCGGGAACTCGTGGCCTCGATAGACCAGCTTCCCGCCTTCACGCTTTACGTTGCTTGCTTTCATCCTTGCCCCTCGTCACAGTGATCTGAATCTCGTCTGTCACGCCGACCTCGTCGTCGGTCGGGCTTTTCTTCTTCTCGGCGGGAAGGACTTCTTCCCAGTTGCCGCCCTCAACCAAGTCGGCGTCATAGACGGCCAGCTTGCCGGTGCGGAGGTTGCGCATCTGTCTCATCGGTGTCTCTGCAAAAAGACGGGGCCACCCCCGTTAGAGAGTGGCCCCCAAACCGGATTGCTCCGGCGTTCATGGCGAAAGGATTAGCCCTTGACGACCACCATGTTGACCAGAGCCTCGGGCTTGGTCACGCCGTAGACGTACACGTGCAGGCCACGGACGATGTGGCCGAAGGTGGTCTGAGCGCGGAGGGTTTCGACGTTGGTCATCTGGCTGGCGAAGGAGATGGCGTCCTTCGTACCGGCCATGATGTAGCTGTCGCCGTCGTTGGTCTTGGGCAGGTTGTTGCTGATGTAGACCGTGAAGCGGTCGATCATGCCGATCTTGCCGGTGCGCAGGGTCGACTGGTTGTCACCGGTCAGGTAGGCCTGACGCAGCTCAGACGACTTAATCATCGCGGCCATCCAAGCCGGGATGACCATCCAGCGGCCAGTCTCGGGCACGTTCTGCTCGTCCAGCACCTGACCGGCGTCGAGGATCAGGTCCAGAACGTTGGCCTTGGTGATGGCGCGGGGAGCGGCGTCGGTGCCGAGGTTGATGTTGCCGGACAGCACGCCAGCGGTAGCGCCCTTGTTGGCGGTAGCGGCAGCAGCCTTCACGCCGTCCAGCACGTCACCGTCGATGGCGATACGCATCTGCTGCGTAGCGTCGTTGGTGAACATGTCCATCAGCTTCACGTCGGCCTGGACAGAATCCACG